AGCTCCAACAGAAACAGAAGATAATAATTTATTAGATAGGACAGAGTAATGGCAAGAGAAATAGATTTAAGTGGAATAGCAGCAGGAGTACAACAAGCTAATCAAGCTAGAAGAGATTTTGTTAAAGATGCTTTTGATGACGAAAGAGATGACAGGTTTAAATCAAGCTTTGTAAAACCTTTTGTTCAAGAAACTGTTTTTGATGGTCCAGAAAGAAGAAGAAAAGAACGCATTGAACTTCAAATGCGTGGTCCTGAACTTATGAACAGTATTAATAATTCTAAAGCTGAATTAATTAATAGTCGTAGTGAAGCTTTAAGAAGTACATTTGATAGAATTGAAAACTATGCAGATGGTCCTGAAGCAGGAGCAAGAATTGTAGCAGAAGAGTTAATGGCTAATTCAGAAATAGGTAAAACATTTTTAGGCAGTGGCATATTTGACCCTAATGACCCTAAATATAGTTTTGTTCCTGCAACTCTTAAAAATCAAATGGCACAACTTTATGAAGAAAGAATTAATAAACAAGCTGAATTTATTTTAAAAACCCATAATGAAATAAAAGACTCTGGAATTTTAAAAAACTATGATGTAAGTAATGCTTATTTAATGTCTCAAGCTAGTTTTGACAAAGCAACTGCTGCAATTAGTTTAGATGTGGGGTTATCTGACCCATTTAGACGAGGAGTTAATGCTATATTTGGTGATGACGAAGCTGCTGATGTTGCATTACTTTATAAACAAGCCGGTGCAATTCAAGATAAAATAAATAAATTTTATGAGGAGTCTGAAAAGTTTGTTAAATTAAATAGCACTATTGTTAAAGTTGATGATAATTTAACTACTTATTTAAGTGCTGTTAATAACCTTAATGAAGAAGATTATAAAAACTTTACTAAAGAGTCTATGAAAGCAATTAATCAACTTGGTACAGGTGACCAAAGCGAACTTTATAAAAATATTTTTACTACTCGTCAAGGTATTTTAGCTCAGTGGACAGATGCTGAAGTAGATGAAAACGGAAATTATCCAGCTAATCCAACAAGAGCTGACGGCAGTAAGCTACCTGTAAATCCTTTCGGAATGATAAGAACTTTTAGAGAAACTTGGTTCGGTAAAAATGATGAAATGATAGCTGAAGAAAACATTACTTATCGTGAAAGAGCTGTTGTTGATGGTAAATTAGTTGAAAGAGATGTTCCACTAGGAATTTCAGACTTTAGAAGTTTTTTAGGTGGTATGGTAACTAATGTTGCTACCGGTTTAAAATTTGAATCTGAAAGAGTTGGCAATACTTTTGCTAAATCAGATGCAGATTATTTAAATGCTGCTTATGTTCTTTTAGCTAAAAATGGTTATATAAGAATGAAAGATGCTAATGATATTGAAAAAGGTTTAATTCTTGTAAGACCTTTAAGTACTTCTCAAGTTATCTCTGGAAGTGGAGCACTTTCTACAGATGAAAGAGAAAGATTAGGCATTGATAATTTATACAACATGAGTGTGAATAGAACAATAAAAGATGCTGAAAAAACTGGTGGAGGCGATGATGAAACATTTGTTAAGACTATTACAGCTAATGCAGAAAATGATATAGAAGAAGAATTAGACCAAACTGAAGATGTCGATGATAGAGAAAGACTTTTTCTAGCTTTAGATGATGTTAATGATTCAAAGCTTAGTGATAATGCAAAGCGTAGATTAATTGTAAAACAACTAATTGCTCCTACTAAAAGTAATCAAGGAGTATCTTATGTATACGATTCAGCAGCAGGTTTAACATACACTGCTGGAGAATTGACTAAAGCAGATGCAGAATCTATTTACAAAAGACTTCTTTTAGTTAATGAAGTAGACTCAGACCCTGAAATAAGAGGTTTAATAGATGCAGTATTTACTGATGATGTAGATGGTCAAATGACTGATATACTAGATATGAGAAGAAATCTTAGAAGACCAAATTTGCTTAAACCTACTCTGACTGCTTTATCAAACTTTAATGATAGACAACAACGAGCTTTTGATTTAAAACAATTAGAAGACTATGCTAATGGTAATAGTTTTATAAGTGCTAGAAGACTAAAAACATTATTTGAAAAATATGATTTAGAAGCAAACGCTAGTCCAGAAAAAGTTCAAGAATTTTTAAGAAATATATAATATGTCTTTATTTGATATTAAAACTCCTAATTTAGAGGAGAATAAACCTGTTGAAAAACAGCCGATAATTTTACAAGATGAACCAATTAATCATCGTGGTGAGGGTAATTTTTTATTAAAAGATGCTCAGAGTAAAAATTTATTTACTATTGATGATTCTAAAATTAAAACTACATCTTTTAATCAACAACCTTTTCAATTAGATTATAGAACTCTAAAACCTAATTATGGTGTTACAGACTTTGAAAATAATAAAGAAGTTATTAGAGATGCCGAAAAAGTTTTAGGATATTTTGGCAGTAATGATGAGATTGTTGAGTGGTTAAGAGATGCTGAAATAAGCACTACGAGTTTAGTTGCTAGAGCATTTAAAGCAAAGAATGCACCAGATGATGTAAAACTAGCTTATGCTAGACTACAAAATAATTTTCGCAAAGCTAATTTAAAAAATCCTACTGAGTGGATTGGCTTACTAAAAAATGGTTTTGTTGATGTAATGGCAGACCCATTAACTATTCTTTCTTTAATAGCTGCTCCTTTTACAGCAGGAGCTTCTTTTGCTGCTAAAACTGCAATAAATCAAGCTATTAAACAAGGTCTTAAAAGATACAGTCTTTCAGAAGCTACGAAGTTAGGTACAAGACCAGCAATATTAACTGGAATAGAAGGTGCTGCTTGGTCAGGCTTACATAACTATTACAATCAAGACTTAGATATTAATTTAGGACTAAGAAATAATCTTGATTTAAATGAGTTATTAACAGTTACTACTACAGGGGGAGTGCTTGGTGGTGCATTAGGTTTTACATCTGGAGCATTAGATGGTCGTAAATATTTTAAAAAATCATACATCTTACATAATGCTGATGAGCAAATTAAAGTTGCCGACTCTAAAACTAGAAAGCAAGTAGTAGAAACAGAACAAGCTTACGATGCAGTTTTGCCTACCTTTAACAGTCCTAAAGTATTAATGGAAAGAGCTATCGGAGGATTTTTTGGTAAAGCTACTACTCCGTTATTGACTATTGCTAAGTCTTCTAAAACTTTAGATTACTTTTTAAGACAGCTCCGTTATGATTATGGTCGTACAACTTTTGGTTCTAACTTTAAAGAAGAAACAGGTGAAGAAGCTTTATCTTTATTTGAAGGTATAGCTCGAGGTTTTGGTAAAAGACATTATCCGTTAGAACAAATATTTAATAAATTAGGCAGAACTTCTAGATACGAAAACTTTTTTCAAGCAAGAATTACTGGAGAAGACAATGCAGCTCTACTTAAATTATTACAGACTAGAGGAACAGCTAAACAATTTGAGTACAATAAAGAAGTTTTAGATATTTCTGATGAAGTAAGAGAAGCCTACAAAGGTATAAAAAAATTATTAGATGATACTTTTGATGAAGGTGTTGATGTAGGTATTTTTAGAAAACAAAACAGAGTTCAAAATTATTTTCCAAGAATATTTTCTTTTGGTTTATTACAAGCAAATAAATCACAATTTAAAGCTTTATTAAAAAAACATGGTTATGCTACACCTGTAAATACAAAAACAAAAAAATATCAAAAATATTATAATAAATTAGAATTAGATAAACCAGAAGGTGAAAGAACTATTGAGTTAGGTATTCCTGCTGATGCCAGAACTATTGACCAAGAAGCTTTTGGACTACAACAAAAATATGGTGTTGATAGTTTTGAAGACTTGGCTATACAAAGAGGAGCTAAAGAATCTGAAGTAGCTGAAAAAGCTATTGATTTAAAAGCAAATGAAATAGTTGAAAATATGTTAGCAATGCGACATACTCCATTTGAATTTAGACCTACTGGAAGTGTCGGTGCTGGAAAAGGCTACATGCAACATCGAGTGTTTACTAAGATACCTGATGACGAATTAGTAAACTTTTTAGAAACAGATGTTACTGATGTTTTAACAGATTATTTTACTAGCACAACTCAGACCATAGAAAGAACTAAAAGATTTGGTTTAACTCTTGGTGACTTTGATGAAAAAATTATTCAAAAAATAGAACAAGAATTAAGTGATAATTTACCTGCAAATTTAAGTACAGAACAAAGAATAAAATATGGTGAAGATATTCAAACTATTTTGCAGAGAGTTAGAGATTTGCATGGTAAGAGTACAGGATTAGATGTTGATAGACCTGTTACTTTAGGTGGGGGTAGACTACAAACTATTTCTGAATGGGGTAGATTAACTCAACAAGTAGCTCACTTACCTTTAGCAGTTATTTCAAGTATAACAGAACCTATCATTATGTTATCGAGAGTAGGGGTCACAGATGCTCCTGCAGCCGTAGTAGAAATAGGAAAGTCTATTGTTAAAGGTATACAAAAAACTGTAGACAGAACTATACAAGGAGCAAAATCGGTTGCTACTGGTAAAAAAGTTACTTTTAAAGACTTGGATGACGATTATTGGAAAGAGCTTTATGATGTTGGTTTAGCTTTAGAATCTGCAACACTTGATGGTTTTGATAGACTTGCAAGTGGTGATGCCTTAACTGGTAGAAGAGCTAAGGGTTTACAGAATATGTTCTTTAAAATGAACTTTCTTACACAATGGACACAATCAGTTCAAGCAGCTTCTTTTGTAACAGGGCAAAAAATTATCAGACGAAATGCTCAAAAGCTTTATGAAGATTCTATTGGGGCAATAACTTTATCTACTGGTAATTTTAGAAACGCTGGAGTAAATCAAAAAGATTATTTAATAGGACAATTAAATGAATTAGGTATTGACGAACAAGATGCAATTAATTGGTATCGTCAATCTTTAAATGAAAATAAAGAATTTGATGTAAATTTATCTCAACAATTAGATTTTTATTCTGAGAAATATTTACCCGGAGCAGGAAGATTTGTTAACGAGGTTATTCTTAACCCTTCTGTTGCAGCAGCAAATAAACCATTAATGTTTAGTAGCCCCGCAGGGAAATTACTATTTCAATTTGCTGGTTATCCGACTGCATTTAATAACATTGTAATGAAAAGGTTTGTAAATGAAAGTTTTAAATACCCGATGTCTGCTTCTCCTAAAGTACTAGGGGCTACTTTAGCTATGACTTCAGTAGCCGTATTAGGTAATTATTTAAGAAGTGAAGGTACTTCTTTTGTGGACTATCAAACTGGTAGACCAAAAACAGAGGGTGAAATAATAGCAGATGCTTGGGCAAGATGGGGAGGCTTTGCTTTTTTTGATTATGCTAGAAGAATAAATCAAAATTATAAATATGGTTCAGGAACTATTGGTTCACTAGCTAAAGGAGTAACTGGTCCTTTACCTGCAGATGCAGTTGACATGATTTTATATAGAAAAGGTATTTTTGCTATAGGAGCTTCTAACACACCTTTTTATGGAGCTATGGGTTTATTTGATAAAGATGCTCAAAAAGCTTGGCGAACAGCAGGAAGAGAACTAGATAAAAAAGTAGAAGGATTTATTTTTGGAGAAAAAAAATCTTCATCTAATAGAAGAATGAGATATAGAACTGGAGGACCTTCAGTTAATGTTCCTAATGCTCCTGATAGACCAGAAGAAAGAGTAAATAAAAATACTGGTGTACCTTATGACTTAGAAGCTGGACCAACTGCACAGCCTGAAAAAAACAGAGCAGGTTTGAGTGAAGAAGGTAAGTTATTAGCAACACTAGAAAGAAGACAAAAGAAATTTACAGGTGGTGCAGAAAATTTAGTAGAAGATACCGTTTTAGATATGGTTAAAGATAAGTCTTGGTTTAAAAGAGCTACTGAACCAGAAGGAGAATTATATAAAGGCAAACATACTTTACTAACAACTTCTATGGAAGTAGACGGTAAAGAATATTTATTTCCTACAATTAGAGAAGTAAATGGAAAACTTAAAAAACTATCAAATCAAGCTGCTCTTAAAGAAGCAATGAGAAAAAAAGATTTTTTAGTCTTTGAAGGTAAAGATAAAAAAGAAAGAATTGCGAAGGCTACCGAAGTATCTAAAATAATCAGCAATCTTGTTATGCCTACAAGAGATACTAGAATGAAAAAATTTCCGGGTGGAAATGCAGATTCTTTTAACGAAGAAAGGTTTTTAAAACATTTACAAGATAGAGAAGGAACTTCTGATTACATTTATTTAGATACATTAGATAAGCCTACTGGTGGAACTGGACATTTACTTTTAAAAGATGAATTAAAAAATTATGATATTGCAGAATATAAAACTTTTAACATACCTAATATTGGAAAAAGAAAAGTAGCTTTTGATAGTTCAGGTAATCCTATAAAATTAGACAATGCTACAACAACTAACTGGTTAAAAGAAGATAGTAAAAGAGCTATTGAAGCTGCTAGAAAACAAGCTAACGATTTTAACGTATCTAGCGGTGAATTTATTGAAGCATTAAGTTCTGTAAATTTTCAACTAGGAACTAATTGGACAAGAAAATTTCCTAGTGCTGTACAAGCATTAAAAGATAAAGATTATAAAGAAGCTATAAAACAAATTCAATCAGGTAGAAGTCCGGGAAGTGTTTCAGACTGGAAAAAACAAACTCCTGTTAGAGTTGAAGATTTTGCAAAAGCTATTAAAAAATTAATTAAATGATACTATACAGAGAAAAAGATTTAGATGAAGCTTACAAGGTAGATTGTAAAGCTCGTACTCGTAATAACATGCCTTGGATAAAGCGAGAAGATTTTAGAAAGATATACGAAGACTTAATGGATTTGTATATGATACAACTAAGCCCTAGACAGCTTTTAGAAGTCGAAGAGATTCCTGAAGTAGTTTTAGATTCACTAAAAGGAATACTAAATAAAAGCTTACACTTTGAACCAGAGGAAAAATAATGGGCTTTCCTTTTGAAATAATTACCATGCTTGGTTCTACTGTACTTAGTGGAGTAATGAGTATCTGGGCAGAAAGTAGAAAGGCAAAAGCAGAAGAACAAAAGCTACTTATCTCTAGAGGTGAGTTTGAAATGAAAGCCGTAGCTGCTGCTCGTAATGTAGAGAATGTAGGCTTTCAATGGACTAGAAGAATTATCGCACTAACTGCTATCTTTGCAATCGTAGTGCTGCCGAAATTAGTTGCAGTCTTTGCTCCAGATATTTCAGTCACAGTTGGTTATACGCAATTCAAACCCGGATTTTTATTCTTTACACAAGATGTAGAGATATTTAAATGGATAACATTTGAGGGCTTAGTAATAACTCAATTAGATACAAACTTAGTATCGGCTATTATCGGTATGTATTTCGGTGGTAGCTTAGTAAAGCGATGAAAGGATTAGACTATATAGGCATAATAGAAACAGTAGGAATACCCATGGTAGGTGCTATTGGTATGGGGTATTTAGTATGGCTAGTAGTAAAGTTTTTGATGGCTGATATTCATAAAAAATTAGATACTCAGCATCAAATGATTGTTGCCTTGATAGATAGAATCAGGCAAATGGATAATGATATGATTCGGATTGATGCCATGTGTAGAGCTGCAATGGGTCTAGACCCTGACGTTAGCCGAATAGCCAGAGCAGACGGTCAAAAAGACCAACGCAAAGACTAACCATAAAAACTTTATCAGGTGCTGAATAGCTTGTCTATTCGGTAGAATTAACTATTTTTCACAGGAGGTAAAAGAGTGAGGACAGACGAAACTGTATGCGTATTATGCATAATGTTTTGGGTTGCTTGTGGTATGTTTTATGCTACTGTAACTTTTTAATCCGTATTTTGAACACGGGCATTTAAACAAGATTCAATATAACTATGTATTTCATCAAGTTTAACTGTAGCTTCTCTTATGATAACCCGAAGATTTTCATAGTCTTGTCGGGATAGATATTTTTTAAGTTTCGCTATATCAACTTTAGTTCTTTCAGTGACAAGGTTTCCGCTTTTGTCATACAGTAATCTATAAGCTAAAAGTTGTGCTTCATTTCGTTTCGTTTTCATTGTTAAATCCTGCAAAGGTTAATTGTCCATAATCACCTCTGAGTCCAGCTTTCTGATATGAAGTAGCTCTACCTTCAAAAAAGTTTTGATGTTCAACTCCCAACACATCGTCTAACCATGTCAGAGGATTATCTTTCTGATTAAAGTTAGGTTTAAGTCCTAACTGTAATAATCTTCTATCGGCAATGTATTTGTTATACGCATACATTTCCTCTTTGGTTAGCCCTTCTATATCTCCCATCTCAAATACTAAGTCAAGAAACTTTTCTTCAAGTTTTACCATCTCTCTACATATCTGATAGATTTCTTTTTTAAAGTCATCTGTCCAGATGTCTAGATTTTCTTTGATAAATTCTCTAAATAATTTAGTCATGGCTTCTACATGTAAACTTTCATCTTTGATAGAGTATGCCACAATCTGACACATACCTTTCATCTTACCAAATCTTTGAAAGTTCATTAGTATAGCGAAGCTACTGAATAGCTGTAAGCCTTCCGTAAAGGCTGAATAAACGGCTAAAGCTTTGGCGATAGTCCTTTTATCAGACTTAATAGCTTTGAGGTCTGTAATGTACGCATGTTTGTCAGACATTTCTTCGTATTCAGCAAAAGCTTTGTACTCTATCTCAGGCATTCCAACAGTATCTAGTAGTAAACTGTAGGCATGTTGATGAATTGCTTCCATGTTACCAAAGGACAGCATCATCATTCTAGCTTCTGGAAGTTTGAAAAGTTGCATATACTTTTCTACATAACCTGAAGCAACATCTACATCTGACTGAGTAAACAATCTGAATATCTGAACTAAAAGATTCTTTTCTGAATCAGTTAATCTTTCATTCCAATCTTTTACATCAGTATGTAGTGGCACTGACATAGGATGCCAATGCATTCTGTTTTGTAAATCGTAATACTCAAACATCCAACTGTAGTCGAATGGTTTGTAGTAATCTCTAGTTTTTAATAAGCTCATTTATCCCTCACAAGCAATACATTCCACATCATCTAACTTTATTCGTGGAACTTTTATATTAACATTCTCTGCAGCTTTAGCAGCATCAGACCTAAAATAATAAAGTGATTTTAATTTATTCGCACCATACCAATGAACATCACTAACATACTGTAAGTATTCATTATGTTGTTCTTGGTCCTGAGTTGAGTCAGGTAAGATAAAAAATAAATTAACACTTTGACTTTGACATATAAACTCTTGTCGCTTATATGCATGTTCGACAACCCAGATTTGATTTATCTCATCTGCGGTTTTAAATACTTCTTTTTCTTCTTTTGTAAATAACTTTAAGTTTTGTATTGACCCACGATTGTCACTAATATCTTGCCAAACTTTCTTACGCTTTTTAGGGTCAGTTACTTTTTTGTTGATGAGTTTTTCGAGGTTTTTGTTTCTAACTTTATAGCTTCCAGATAGCGTTTTGTGAGTGAATACGTTAGCCCTGATGGGTTCGATGGATGGAGAAGTTCCCCCACAAATAATACTGGAACTAGCATTAGGTGCAACAGCAAGGAGATGACAATTCCTAAGACCAGAATTAGAAATATCAGGAGCTTCCCCCCGTAGTACAGCAAGTCTTCGAGATGCATTGACAGCAGCTCCCTTGATGAACTTAAATAATTTATAGTTGATTCCAGTCGAGAAGATTCCCTCAAAGGGAATGTTTTGATTCTGTAAATAAGAATGAAAACCCATTGCTCCAAGACCAATAGACCTTTCACGATAGGCTGAATAAGCAGCTTTTGTAAAACCTTCTTTGCCTTCTTTAATGTGCTTTTTAAATCTTTCATAGTTTGCATTGTAACCTCCAAGTGAATTTAAATCGACTGCATTTTCAATAAAGTGTTCTAGTACATTGTCAAGCATAGTGACTAAATCATCAATAAATTTTTCTTCCTTAGACCATTCATCAAAGTGTTCAAGGTTAACACTTGACAAACAACAGACTGCAGTTCTTTCTTCATTAGTAGGTAAAGTTATTTCTGAACATAAGTTACTTTGTTTTACCTCTAAACCTAAATCTTTTTGTCCTTGTGGTAAAGCATCATTACAATTATCTATATTGACAATGTAAGGCTCTCCAGTTTCTGCTCTAGCATCTAATAGTTTAGACCAGAGTTCTCTAGCTTTTATAATCTTAACAGCTTCATTTGTTTTCGGGTCAATCAATCGCCAATCGTCATCTTCTTCTACAGCTTTTAAGAACGCATTAGTTATATTAACTCCATTATGTAAGTTCAAACATTTTCTATTTACATCACCACCAGATTCTTTTCTCATTACCATAAACTCTTCAATTTCCGGATGCGATATATCCATGTAAGCAGCATAACTACCTCGTCTAGTTACCCCTTGATTAAAAGCTAACATTTGCGAGTCTACTACTTTCATAAATGGTATTGAGCCAGTAGATTTACTACCATTACTTGTAGGTATACCATCACTTCTAACATCGCCCCAATAACCACCAATACCACCACCAGAACTTGCTAACCAAATGTTTTCATCATAGTGGCTAGATAAACCTTCACGATTATCAGGAACATAATTAAGAAAACAACTGATAGGTAATCCTCTAGTTGTACCACCATTAGAAAGAATAGGGGTAGAAAACATAAACCAAAGATTAGAAACATAGTTATAAATTCTTTGAGCCATGTCAAAGTCGGTTTCTTCTTTAAATGTAGAAACAAATACTGAAGCTCTAGCAAAAGCTTCTTGTGGCGAGGTTTCACTTTGCCATAAGTATCTATCTTGAAGAGTATCTAAACTAAACTTGTCTAGTTTTTTATCTCTGTCATAGTTTATAATTATTCCTAAATAAGGATGTTCACCCTTTTTTTCCATTCTTTTCCTCCAATCTTAAAATGTAAATTGCTATCATTGTATAGTGTATAATCTTTAGTAAGTCATCAATATTCTTACCATCTTTTTTACCAAACCTCATGGCATACTTCATAATGTTGCCCATAGTAAAACCTTCACCATAACCAGCATCAAGTATCATGTCAGTAGCTTGATATTTTCCATGTGAATAGTGCTT